TCCACTATTGGTCAGGATCTCGTTGCTATGTGCGTCAATGACGTTATATGTTCTGGTGCTAAACCATTATATTTTCTAGACTACATCTCTACCAAAACACTTGATGGTAATGTCAGTGACATTGTGTATGGAGTTAATGCTGGTTGTGAGATGACTGGGATGGAACTCTTAGGTGGAGAAACTGCAGAGCATTTTAGAGCAACTGACTATGACCTTGCTGGTTTCTGTACTGGTATTGTAGAGAAGAATGACATTGTTGATGGTAGTAACATCAGAGCAGGTGATGTAGTCATTGGTATTGAGAGTAGTGGTCTTCATAGTAATGGGTACACACTCATCAATGATATGTTATGGAGACATAAGATCTTCTACAAGGACATGCCTGAGTTGTTGGTACCAACTACCATCTATTCTCCTTTGATTCAATTCCTATTGGATGAGATTCCTATTCTAGGTATGGCACACATCACTGGGGGAGGATTACCTGAGAACCTTCCTAGGTGTATTCCTAATGGTCTGGGTGTAGATTTTGATTACGATGCTTGGGAGAGACCAGAACTCTTCAATAAAATCCAACAGGCAGGAGACATTACTGAGGAGGAGATGCGTAATGTATTCAATCTAGGTATTGGATTCTGTTTAGTCGTACCATCAGATATTGTGGAGTTGGCCCAAACACTTATTGCGGACACACCGTTCGGGATGAGGTCTTGGAAAATTGGTACAGTACGGGGGTTGACAGATCTTTAGATTTACTATATACTATGTAAAGAAACATTACGGAGTGTGACATGACTGTAACAACTAATGATCGTGGACAACAAAATATGTTCGCCAAAGAGCCTAGAATGTATGTCTCTCAAACTGATGCAGAACGTTATGGTTATGAGAGTTATGCAGAACGTGCAGAGAAACTGAATGGACGTGTTGCCATGCTTGGTTTCGTTACAGCAGTTGTATCTTATGCAACTTCCGGTAGTCTCTTCTTCTTCGGAGCATTTGGAATCTGATTATAGATAAAGGGACAGTCAATAATAATATGTCTAATCCCAAACAACTCTATGAGGACATGGAGAGACTGAATGCCCTATACGAAGAACTCTGTTGGGCACATGATGATGAACTAGTATTCATCCATGAAAATGGCAGAGTCATTATTTACAACAAAACACAGGAGAAAACAAATGAATGAGAACGCAGAACGTATTAATGGTTGGGCAGCAATGCTCGGTGTCGTTGCAGCTATCGGAGCATACGCATTGACCGGGCAGATAATTCCTGGGGTGTGGTGAACGTATACCTAGGACTAATGGTTGTATTCGTCGTAGTCTACATCATTACAACACCTGGAGATGATGACGATGGGCCAGACCAAGGTATGATGACACCAGTATATGAGAGGGCTTAAATAGCCCTCTTTTTTTATAAATATTTTTGAGTGATCTAGGTGTCCTGTGGAAAAGAAACCAGAAGAACAGGTAAAGAAAAAAGGATTCCTAGGTAGGATAAAGGAAGCAACAGATGATAAACAAGAACAACTTGAAATTCTGTCTACTTTTGTTAGGCTTGGTATTCTTGTTTGGTCTGGGGGAATACTCACGTTGGCATACATTCAGTTACCCCCAGCACTTGGAATCCCCGAACAGAAACTAGATCCAACATTCATTGCATCAGTCTTTACTGGAGTCCTCGCAACCTTTGGTGTCCAGGCAGCGAAGAAGGCTGGAGAAGGTGGTGGTAATGGTGGTATCTCAAAGGCAGATGTTGAGAGACTTATTGAGGCTGCAGGAAGGACTGCTCCATCACAAACAATCAGACTAGAACAGGCTCCAATAGTTATCAAAACTGATGGACCACCTGTCAAATCTACAATAAATTAAGATATTAGGAACCCATAACAATAGGTTGATATACACACGGTATCATGTATAACTAGTGTAGTTGATTAAACTACGATGAAGTTTATTCGTTTAATGATTCTTGCTACTGTAGCAGCAATGGTTTTCTTCTTACCGAAGATGGCTTATGCTGTAGATGTTACTATGGGTTCTAATGGAAATCTTGTATTCGATCCAGATAATATTACTATTAGTGCTGGTGAAACACTTCATTTTGTAAATGGAATGTTACCTCCACATAATATTATTGTGGAAGGTCGTGTAGATCTTTCTAGAGAGTCCTTGATGTTTTCTCCCGGAGAATCGCAAGATATTAAATTTGCTGATGCAGGAGACTATGATTTCTTCTGTGGTCCCCATCAAGGTGCTGGAATGGTTGGTCACATTCACGTAGATTGATATGGCACATGAATTTGACCCTTGTGAAGCACCTGTTGAAGGTAAGCTTGACAAGTGGGGGTTTACTATTAAACCAACAATTACTGAAGATGAATTGATTTTACTCTGTTTAAAGAATGCTCCATGTGGAACTGATAGGAAACAAGTAATGTCTACCATCACAAAATATAAGGAAAAACTAAGTCATGGAAACTAACTTCAAGACAAGATTTGATTTTGCAATGAGTTCATTCTCTAGAATGTATGGTGTCAATAAGGTGAGAACTTCACCTGACATTACTAGGTTCTGTACGAAGTGGGCAAAGACTGAAGAACAACATCCCGTAGGAAGTTTGACTTCAATTGATTTTTATTTCAGAGACAACTGGGAAATCTGGGGAGAATATGTATGAGTCATATAGCACTTAAGGCAGCACACTTTGCGTCTGCCACACTCAACAATCCATGGGGTGTTGGGAGTTTGAGTTTCATACTCATAGTTGTTCCTGTCCTAGGAATGTGGGCAGTCCACAAATACAACTGGCAACACTGGGCACCCTTTGAGAAATGAATTTACTACTTAGTCCACACGTCAATGTAAATGACCCTGTATGGTCAGTGATTATATCTGTAATGATTGTTGTTGGACTTGCGTTGGGGTATGTTATATACCTGATGCGTCTGTCTTATACAGAGTTGGAAGATGGGAGGGAGATTGACTAAATACACTCGACAAATAACTAAAGGTGTGGTATAATGGGTGTTATGAAACCGCCAACTCGCCAAAGTTGTTATAACTTTAGAGTAGTAGAAGTTGTAAAAATAATTGATGGCGACACCGCGGATTTTATTTTAGATTTAGGATTTGACTTATATAAAAAAGAACGAGTAAGGGTAGCGGGTGTTGATACGCCAGAGAAAAGAACGAGAAATTTAGAGGAGAAAGCACTTGGAATCGACGCAACCAACTGGCTCAAAGAAAAACTGGAAGGGGCCATCAATGGTGATGATGAGTTGTCTGTTAGGACTAACTTGTTGGTGGCACTGGGAAATATGGGCGTCTTCTCGGTTGGCTTTATTGCGGGGATGAATTACTGTCCCTTAACGAACAAATGATTGCAGAAGGATATGCGTTACCCTATGCAGGCGGAACAAAGAACATGGATCTTGAAGCCCTCCGAGAAATCCGTAGGGCAAACGGCACGATGGTCTAGAACTGGTATATACGGTAGTGATGTCTTCATTCCAGACTCTGAGTTTGGTGGGGAGACTTGTGAACTAACTTGTAGTATTCATCAGGAGTAATTATGTCAGCAGTATTTGTATTTGGTTTTATAACCATACTTTGTTATGGTCTACATATAACATGGCCTATAAAAAAAGGTAAAGGTTAAGATGCAAAAACTAATTAATTTACTTGCAGTCACATCTTTTGTGGGTACCGCAGGAATCGTAGGTGGTGGTACTTATGTTTATGTCAATAAGGATGCAATTATTGATAATGTAAAGAGTCAAGTTACTGCAGCCGCAACAGAAGCAATCACAGGTGCCCTTCCTAGTATGTTGGACTCTGCAGTGCCAGAACTTCCTAGTGCTACTGGTGGTGTCATTCCATCAACTCCCAAATCTACAGGAGGAGTACTTCCATTCTAATGGAAATTCGTGAAATAAATGTAAGGAGTTTAGATATACCTGAACTCCCGAGTTATTTGATATCTCCAACGGTATCTCTTCCACAAACACCACCAGTAACTACCGTTATAGGTATTCCTATCATCGACATGCCTGGGTGTGTGGAGGCACATGAGTCAAACAATTCAAATAATAATTTACTACAAGATGACCCGAGAGGAGTACTTACGTTTTGTGATTCTGGGCTCCCTAGTTTTAATCCTATTCAGTTTGAACCGAACAGGATGATACCAACCCCGGTCCCACAAATTCCAAAATCAGAAGGACCTAAACCAAATATAGCACCACCAATACCAACTAAAACTCCTGTTTCTACTGTTGCAGTGGCATGTCCTACTCCAGCACAAGAGACAAAAGAACCTGTAGGAACATATATCAATGGATACAGAGATAAAATTATTGAGTATAAATTAGTAGGTAATGAGTGTGTAAAAATTACAGAAGCGGTAGGTATACCTCAACGAGTTATTGCTGGTCTACCTAGTGTTGGACAAGTTGTACAGGTGGGTGGTATCGTAGTTATCGCTACAACATCAGCACTCATTACAAAACCCCTTGCAGATATATTAATGAAGGTAGTTAAACCTACGGTCAAAAAAGTAGTCAAAAAGATTGCTAAGATGCGAGGGAAAGAAACTAAGGTTCTATCACTACAAGAACGCAGAGAACTTCAACGTGAAAGAACAGAAGCCATACGGCAATTAAGATCTATTGTAAAACCAAAATAACATTATGGATTTTTTTGAAGAACATCACAATACATTAGACGAAAATTTTTGTAAGCATGTAATAGAAAAATTTGAAAAAGATTCTGGAGTATTTCCAGGAGTAACCGGTGCTGGGTTCGATACAAAAATAAAAGACTCTACTGACTTATGTTTTTATACAGATCCTA